TGAGAATTCAGTTGAAAAATTGAAATATATCGATTCGACATGGCGGAAGATTGAGAATAAGTTGGAACGCACACCACCTTCATGGGAGTGTAATGTAGAAAAACGCACTCGTGGAGGTGATTGTGGATCCCTGCTATTGATTAAAACTGAGTTAGGTTATATCATTGGTGGCATTCACAGATTGATTTCTAATGAAACAGGAATAGCGTATTCCATCAGAGTGTCTCAAGAATTTCTTGAGGATATAATGAAGGCCAATAATTCCTTTACTACTCAATCTGGTCCTTTTGAATTATTGTCATGCAAAGATAAGCATAGAGTCGTTGCAGATTTACACAAAAAATCTGTGTTTAGATATATGGATACAGGATGTGCAAACGTCCATGGATCGTTTAATGATAATAATGGTAAAGGTAAGACGCGTGTAGGTTTAACACCTATGGTTCATTATTTGAACGAACACGGCTATAGAATAAAATATACTAAACCATGTATGAATGGTTGGGAGCCATGGCGTATCGCAGCTTTAGATTTAGTTAATCCTATCCAAACATTGAGATCTGAAATTCTTGAAAAATGTAAAAAGAATTATATCAAAGATGTTCTTAGTAATATGGATACAGCAAATATCTCGAAAATATTGATGGTGTTAGATGATTTCACAGCTCTGAATGGAGCAAGTGGGGTGGCTTACATAGATAAAATAAATCGAAACACCAGCATGGGAAATCCATGGAAAAAAGGGAAAAAATTCTACTTAGAAGCAGTTCCTCCAGCACATGGCATGATGGATCCCGTTGATATTTGTGATGAAGTCAAAGAGAGAATGGACAGTATCTATGAGAAATATTCGAAAGGAGAGTGTGTACATCCAAACTTTTGTGCTCACTTAAAAGATGAACCCGTTAGTTTTAAAAAAGCTAAGATGAAAAAGACAAGAGTTTTCACGGGTGCTCCAGTCGATTGGTGTTTGATAGTTAGAAAGTATTTATTATCTTTCACGCGACTGTTGCAGAATGAGCGAATTGCTTTTGAGTCTGCACCAGGAACTATTGCTCAATCCCTAGAGTGGCAAGAGTTATATGAATTTATTACATCAAATGGTGAAAAACGAATCGTTGCGGGAGATTATAAATCTTTCGATAAACGAATGTCACCGATGGAAATATTATGTGCTTTTGATATAATTATTGAATTCTGTAAGATGTCAGGAAATTATACTGAAGAAGATATCCAGGTTATACGTGGAATTGCGGAAGATACCGCTTTTCCTCTAGTAGATTATAATGGAGACTTAGTTCAGTTCTAC